TTATTAATATAATCTTATATCTTTGATTTGCTTGAAGTTTATACCTGTCGGAAAACTTTACACTTGTTCTTTTTGTTGTTTGTTTGGATGCACTGGTTTTATTGGTTTGCAAAACCTGGCATAGATACTGCTTTATTCTAGGCCTAGGTTAAACAATTTTGAGGATAAGAAAATGGCAAGAATAAGCAAAGAACAAAGAATGATTAATTCGTTAGTACATAATATTGTTATGGCTTGGGATGAATACAAAGCAGGATATATAAATGCGACTGCATATAACAGAATAAGGAATGATAATTTGACTTTTGCAAGCTTGTATTTTGATAAATATGAGTATGTGAGGGAACAATTCAAGAAGTACACTGGTTACGATTGTTACCCTGAATAACTATTTTTGTTTATATCGTTGTTATTTTCTTTTTAATCTTTTTTGGAGTTTCGGCCATGTATGTTCTATTTATTGATGATTGTGACATGATCTATTCTGCTGATTTGGCAGATTGTTTTGATTGTTTAATCAAGTATGCCCATAAGTTTAAAAAGTTTGTCATACTGAATGGCACAACAAACGATATTGTAATGGAAGGATAATAAATCCTTTAATCCTATTGTTTAATCAGTAGGATTACGGGATTAATTTAATCCAAACTTTTTCGGGCAATTTGCCCATTTCAATCGGGATAAAATCCCAAGGTGTAAATTATGAAAACTGCAAACATGAACGTACAACAGATTTTGGCCTCTAATAACAACGGACAAGGTAAAACCAACACAATAGCAGAATCATCTAATATTGTGGGTGATATTGTGACTTTCAATAATGTAGATTATTCAATTCGTATCGAATTGCAGCAAGCAAAACTTTTACAATATTTTTCCCGTGAGAATAATCCCGCGGAAGTTTTGGAAACTTTGCAAGCTGGTTATTTAGGTAAACTTCACCAAAAAACCTTAGAGAACGGAAACGAACAGAAACCTAGTGAACAAGTTAAAAAGCTTTTAACTTCTGAAGAGTATCTGAATAACTGCTTAAAACTTGCAGCAATTGACGCTGCAAGGCTTTATTCTGATTTATCAGTATTTTCTGACAAGTCAACAAAAGCCGACTTGCTAACATTTGTTGAAGGTTTAAGAAACTCGCTTGTATCAAGTGAACAATTAGAAACCTATAACGCAATGTCGGAAAAAGAAGAGAGTTTGAACAGTTTAAAACCGTTGGGATTTTCTGATTTTAGAAAGTTTATTGGAAGCGGGAACGTCGAATTAATCAAAGCCAGCATATCTTTGGATAATTGGAAGCTTGCAAAAGCGGAACTCGAAAGTAAATTCATATTTATTTGTGCAATTGCAAGCAAAAAAGATGAATTCGATTGTCCTATTGAGTTCGACGTAACATTTAGAGAAAAAGCATAATGTTTAAGGCCGTTTGGATTGATTCCAGGCGGCCTTTTTTTATTACCTGCACTATCCTATAACCTACTATCTGGAATCGCCGTCATGACAATATTTTTCGCTCTCTGTTCGATTGTTTTAGCATTAGGCGTAAGCTTAATCATTGCTGAATTATTGGAGTTATGAAAATGAAAAGAACAATTTTATTATTAATCTGCTTAATAATTGCCACAATAAACTATAAAGATAATGGTTTATCACTACATGATTATAGTTTCTTACTGCTTGGTTTCGTTGGTTTATACTTTATGTCATTCAATGTTCAAGCAATAATGAAGGATTAAAAATGAACTACTCAATAGAATTATTTTTTGCTCTCTTTTCGTCTGCAAATAGAATTGAATTATTCATTTATGGTGATTGGCATAGTTTTAGTAAAACCATGTTTAAAAGGTTAAGCAATTGTTCCTTCATGTTTGCCGGTAATGAATGGGTTAAAACTAAAGATTCTATTACTAAAAAGGTTTAAGTTATGAATATCTATAGAATAAAATATATTCCTGCAACGGAATTAAAAGGAGCCAAGGTTTCAATTAAAAACCTTAGAGAGAATAAAACCATTAAATTAGAATATGATTATAGTTATAATTCTATTATTGATATGGTTAAAACATATCTAAATGATCGCTATATTAAGACTCTGGAAGTTATCCAAGAGAATGATTATTATTATCTAATAACTGAGGAGTAATCGAGTATGAGCTACCAAGTTAAAAGAAAAGGACGGACAATCTGCAAGATTAAACCTAATGCAATGAACGTTAAACTTTTAATATATTTGATTGATGTATTAGGCTATAGCTTGCATGGTACTTATTCGGGATGTAAGGAACAACTAAAAAATAATCGTTTGGAGAATTAAAAAATGAATAAAGAAGAGCTAATCAAAATTATATTATGTCTAGGTTTTAAACCTGATAGATATGGGCATTATCAAAAAACTTTTAAGAATGGCAAAACATACCGATTGAAGTTTGGCAAGACTGCTTTAAGGTTTGAAGTCAAAACTGACTATGGTTGGTTCAATATAGTATCTGACTATTTTAAGAATATAACTTCCTCCAGTTCGAATAATGGTCAGTTGATTAACTTAGTTATTAAAGGGAAAAGATTGAATCAAGAGAATACAGAATAGAAAGGTAATATTAGTTTATTAGAAATTGCTTAAGTAGCAAGGTACTCTCGAAGGGTAAGGTGTGATCGTAGCTTATATAGGGCGACTCTTTATCCATCCCAAAATTTTCCTATACTCAAAAATTCCCATATCTAAATAATAATTCTCCCTTCTTTATGTTATAATTAACATAACTTATAACTTAATTGGAGAAACAACATGTGGCAGCCGGAGAAACTCTTCACAAGAGGGCTTAAAGAAGTCGCTGGAGAACTTTATATAAAATATATTAACGAAATCCAATACCCAGAAGATGCAAAGTATTATCGAACAGGAGGTAAAGTTTATTATTTAAGAATAAGCAATGATTCTCATACTTTATATAAGATAGGCTTCACGATGAAAACAGTTAGGGAAAGGATTGAATCTTTAAATATAAGTTATAAGTATAAAGTTGAGCTTCTTGCTTCTTTAAGTTTTGCTAAAGCAAGTCAAGCGTTAGTTATTGAAGGACTTCTTCATAAAGAGTTTAAAGAATGGAGATATAAGGGTCTTAATCTTTTTGATTTTAATAATGGAAATACTGAGGTTTATGTTAAGGATGTTTTAAACATTGGGAATAAGTTTAAAGAAGAAAGATGGAGTTTTGAGGATTTACTTAAAAGATGTTAGGGAAGTTGGGAAAGAACTTATAGGAAAGGAATGAACTACTTTTCAATAATTCCCACAAAATCAGTAAGGGATTAGCCTTTTCGTCTTATAAGTACTTATAGGATGAGGCACGGTGCTGATAAGTCTTTGATTTTGTTGATAAATTCGCACTTTTTTTCACTCTATCGACTACAAAAATTCGGCTATCGACTACAAAAATTCGGCTTGCTAAAAAGATTGACGGTTTTAGTCATATATGGTATAATGCTGGTGTAGTGGGAAGTTTGGGAATAACTATAAGTTAAGAAAGAAGAAAGGTTGTTCTTATATAATATAAGTAGGAAAGGGAAAGGAGGAGGAAAAGGAGGATGAAGAGGAGAAGGAGGGATGTTTTTGGCATGGGAGAATATAATTTATTAAATAATTTATGAGTAAAAACAAACTATTAATATGTGAACCACATCAAATCATTGATGCAAGTCATGAATTATCACTTACAGAAATAAGAATAATTCAATTAACATTAGCAAGAAACTATGCCAAAGGAGGCTTAGATAAGGATAAGTTTTACGAAATACCTTTACAAGAGTTCGCAGATCAATTTAATCTAACAATAGATTGCGCTTATCATGCTCTTGTTGATGCTTGTAAAACACTTAAAACAAAAATACTTGTTATAAAAAGTAAACTTGTTGACCCAAACGCAGGAGAAAAGACAAAAAGAATCATTTCTTGGGTAGATGCTATTGAATATAATCCTGAAACACATAAGGTAAGTCTTCGCTGGCATCAGGATATTATTCCTTTCTTTGCTAAATTAGGTGAAGATAACCCTTATTCAAAGTATTATCTTGAAAATACTTGCAGGATGCAGAGTATATACAGCATAAGACTCTATAGATTATGTAATAAGTGGCTCAGAGCACAGAAGTTAGATAGGGATGTTGAAGAAGTCAGACGACTTCTAGGTATTGGCGATGAATCTTATACAAGATTTAGTAACTTTAGGCAAAAAGTTATAGACATAGCGGTTGCAGAAGTTAATCTACTAAGTAATATTTTTATAACCTACACTGTAGAATATACTGGAAGGCAAGCAACTAAGATTTTATTTAAGGTGAACCTTAAAGTTGAGGAAAAGGTAGAAGAACAATGTCAGCATACATAGAACTAATCGACGGAAGGCTTATAGAGAGGGAAGTTATTAATGAAATATACGCTTGTTACAATGGAGAACTTAAAGGAGAGTTGTTTGAATACCCAAAACTTCTATGGGGATTAACACATCTTGGAGGTTTTATTCTTGAAGTCGGCTTGGATGTTGAGAAACAAAGTATGAAAGATGCTTGTGGATATATTATTAATTTGTTAGAAGGAGATGAAGGTGCTTAAAGATAAAGATTTTGAAGATTTACATAACCTAACAAGATCAATGCTTGGAGGAGAATTAGGAGATTATCCGAATCTAGTAAAGATATTCAAAGATGAAGAACTTATTTATTCTGGTGATGAGAAACAACCTATTGTTAAGTTCATCCCCGAAGCAAGAAAGATTCTTACATTACACATTGGTTGTTACGAAGATTGGAAAGTGGAGAATGATTTATGAGCAGAGTAGATTATAATTCAAGGCAGTTTCTTAATCCGCCTTCATCCCATTACACAGGTTCACTTGTTTGCTTCGATGGGGTTGATGTAACTAACCAAGGAAGAAACTTAGATAGATATACTTTTGTTGAAGTTTCTGACTGTCATGGGAAAGTAAGGATTCATAAAGATAATAACCTTCTTATGAGGGAATTTATAACTAAACTTCGCTTCATGGCTCACGAACTTAATCAATTTGCTAATCATTTGGAGAATATGGAATGAAATATATTTGGAATATACTTATTGCAATAGATCAGCTTGTTAATACAGTTTTTGGAGGTCAACCAGATGAAACAATATCTGCAAAAGCATACCGTATGCGGGTTGAAAAGGACTCTTTCTTCTGGAAAAACTTTGAAAAAGTGCTAAATCTTATCTTTTTTGATGTAAAACACTGTGAAAAGTCAGCAAATTCAGAACTTGCAAGAAAACAAATAGCTTCTTGGTATAAACAATGAAGAAAATCTTTGACGGTTTACTTTACATGCTCACAATGATGAGTATTCTTTATATTCTTATCTTAATCCTTATAGGTTACTAATGTTTGTTAAAATTTTAAAAGAAGCAGGTTACGAAGAAGCACTTTTTGGGCTTAGTTTGAGTTTTTATGACCATAAGATTCCTGCAAGTGACTTTAGGATTTTTGAATCTTTATGCAAGACAAGATGTAATGTTGATAGAGCAACAAATAGGATTTTCTGGAATACAGATAAATTTGCTAAGGCAGAAAAAATAGCAAAACTTCTGGCAAACAAAGAAGTTAATCCATTAAAAGACTTCATCCGAAACAATCCAGATTACATTAGAGCAGAACAGAAATTCCTTCGTTCAATTGTTGTTTGGATTTATATACAAGCACCAAGAGGATGGTGGTCAGAATATGACACATATACTGTTGGGATGACTAAACAATCTTCTTCAACAATGCACACTTTAGATAAGCGGCCAGTTACTTCAGAAGATTTTGAAGAAGGGACAGAAGTTCTTGCAATAACCGCATTTAATCGTTCATTGCAAGAATATAGAAATAAAGAAAGTCCTTATTATAAAGATGTTACGAGATTAAAGATGAATCTTCCTGAAGGTTGGTTACAGGAAAGACAAATCTGTACTAACTACGATACTTTAAGGAATATTCTTAATCAAAGAGAAGGGCATAGATTAAAGTTCTGGAATGTTCATAATACTGAGATTCTTTCTCAACTTGACCATCCAGAACTTATTAGAGGTTAATTATTTAATATTCTTCGGATGAAAGGCGTTGTTTGTTGTTTGAACAGCGCCAATGTTAATAGAAACATCAGGGAAAGGTTCACCATTTATATCTTCTGGTCTAGCTCCTGTTCCCCAATATTTGAAACCAGTTTCAATTGGGTTAGCAGTTCCAGCAGAAGGAACATAATTAGCATCAAATGTAACTGTGCCGCTTTGTTCTAAAGTACCCATACCTGAAGATATTGCATTTAATGCTGCTTTCCAAGTTGTAATGTTTGCATAAGGAGTTACATTAATCCTTGCGTAGTTTGCAGAAACCCCATGAAGGTTATTTGCATCAATTGTTATTCCAGTTGAAATAGCATCAGAGATATAAATAAAACCATGTTGAGAGCCTCCCCAACCAGTAGCATAGCCATAATCTTGGAATAGATTATTTGTTATTTTTATAGTAGACGCAGCATTAACTCGTTTAACCCTAATACCTGAAGTTGTTGACTTACAGTTTATTAAAGTATTGTTTGCAACGACATGATTACCCGCTAAAACATTTCCAGTAGGCTCTCCAATATCTATAATTGGATATTGGCCAGCTCCAGCATCAACAATACCATTCAAGTCTTTAATTACGTTACCAATAATTGATGTAGTCCCGATTGTCACAGCAGAACCAGCTACTTTAATACCTAATCTTCTAGTATTTAAAATAGTATTGTTTAATATATCTATTTTATTAACCGTCATGGTATCTGCTGTACCAACATAAACACCAGAGCCTAAAGGTACGACTGTTCCAGCATTAGCCCAACCAGTTTTATTTACATTAATAGAAGGCCCGCCGTTAGTACATGAACCGTTTCTAATGATAACTCTTCCTAGAGTCCCTCCTTTATAACCAACACCTATACCTCCATCGCCATCTGTCGAGAAAGATATATTATGTGAGCCTCCACCATATCTAGGCATCCAACCAACGAAGTTTGTTTTCCAGTTATAAACTTCTACCTCGCCACCAGTATAAACAGTAGGTACTGGTAAGTTTGTAGCAGCCTCAACACCAGGACAGTTATAGCAATAACTGGCTTCTAATTGTACTCTTACTCTATCACCAGCACATATTTGTAATGGTTGAAAGCAATAAGATGAATTAAATATACCATTAGGGTTAATTAAATCAGTGCAGCGTTCAAAGTAGAAACCTGCTCCAAACCCACTATAGTTATAAACCCCTCTTGAGCGCCAATCACCTTCAAAAGTAATACCAGTTTTATTTATTGCTTGTACTAATCCAGCAGCAACAGTGTCCGAAGTTGTTAATCTTTTTGAAGCAGCAACTCTAATATTAAATTGTGTTGGGTTAGTCCCAGAAGGAAGTCTAATATAAAGTGTTTTATTAAATGAACCAGTAGTAATAGCAGCAGAAGTCCATTCAAATTCTTGAATAGCCGCAGTTATTGTTCCTTCAACATTTGTACCAAGAGAAGTTGGCATTGGTTCTAACCAAACATCATCAACAAAAAGAATACCAGTATAGTTACAACCTTTTTTCCAAATATTTGGTGAAGAACTAACTTGAATCCAGCTTGCACCTGTAGAAACTTCTAACCCTGTTGTGGTTGAAATTGAAGCAGTTCCATTTAAAGAGCAAGTACCATCAAATAAAACAATACCAGAAGAAAGAAGTGTTAGATTATCAATAGGAACATTAAACTGCTCTATATGAGTACCAGGAAGAAAAATAAATCTATCTCCTGAAGTTGCACCAATAGCGTTGTTATTAACAGAAGATAGACCAACAATAGGGTCATTAGCACCACCTAGACCACTAACTCCTGAACCAGCAGGGGCAATATACCAATCTCTACTCATATTATACTCCTTGTGAAATTCTTAAAGAAACAGTGCCACCAATACCTAACCAAGCATAATGAGAATAGTTATTTACAAGTTGTAGCATTTGTGAATCAGCAAGAACTAAGAATCTATTAATCCCGGCAGTACCAGAAGAACAAGCAGCTTCAGCGGCAGAAGCAGAATTACCAAAACCAATATAGCAACCATTAGTTGCATCTTTATTAGTTACTTGGATTTTAATAGTACCTTCTGCAATAGCTTCACTTTGACCAGTTACAGTAGTTGTTGCTGACTTAACACCAGAGAAGATTGAAGGAACAAAAGTATTAAAGGTTAATCTATCTGTTGGGTCAGACTCTATAGTATCAACCATAGTTTGAGCAAGTTGTGGGGTGTTATGGACAATTGACATAGATAATCCTATAAATAATTAAATAAAAGTAGCCTTAGCTACAATAGAAACAGTTTTTCCTAATCTATTATAAAAATAAACATTATTCACCATTGGAGTAGCTCCATTACACCATAACATAAACTTTCCAGCAGTATTAGCATTAGTTATACCAGCACTTCCAGATATTTTCTTAATTCCTCTAACAGTATCATTGACAGCAATACCATGCCAGTTAGTTGAAGAAGTAGCAGCAACAGCAGAATTAGCAGATAAAGTTAAAGAAAGCCCATCTCCAGCAACAGTTGAAACCAATCCAGCAGAAACTTCCCCAATATAAAGATACTTTCCAGCTAAAGTAGAAGAAAAAGTTCCTCCAGTTATAGTAACAGTTGGTGAAGATGTAGTAGCTGTAATAGAGCCAGATTGAGCAACACCAGCAATAGCTGCAACAGTAAAAGAACCTTGCTCACTTATAGTTCCATCTGTAGCTAGAACTGCAACATCAACAATAGCTAGTTTATAACCATTTGTTGTATTAAATGGAAGTTGTAATGTTGTCGAATCTGCTAAATCACCAGCATATTCCCAAGTATAAGCCCCATTCATACCAACTAAAGGTCTTTGTTGATACAAAGCTGCTTGTTTTTTATTAAAACTCGCTGTTCTAGGATAGATATTAGCATCTATTTTCTGAACACCTCTTACTAGTTCCATATTTGGTTGAACAAATAAAGCTGAATTTGTTGTAGAAAAATTAACATTATTCCATTCAATAGAAGTACAATTATCTACGTCATAAGCAGTATATGTTGAATCAGTTATAGTTGTATTTTCTATAGCTGCAAAATCTACTCCTCGAAGGTAAATCCCTTTTTGCCCAACACCTTCGTAAAAATTCTTAATTCTTACTGATTGCATTTTACCAGCTACAGCAGTTCTTTCTATATGAATAGCAGAATAAGCTGTTGAACTAGGTTGCTCTCTTCTACAATTTGCAATTTCAAGCATATAACTTGCCATTGTACTTGTAGTATCATTATTATAGAATCCTCTTTCCCCCCCTACCCAAGCATTTCTTCCTTCCATAGTAAATCCTGATACCATAGCTTTAGAATCAAGAAGAATACTTGTTGTTGGTATAGTTCCTCCAGCAGAAGCAGCAGAAGTAGGAGATAAATAAGTATCTCTAAGAACAAAATGATCTACTGAAAGCCATTCTGTTGTATTAGTGTTTGGTGAGAATCTTATACAAATATCTGTATCAGAAATTCTAACTTTCTCAAAGGTACTATTTTCCCTACCATAAACTCTAAGTCCGTGGGAATCTTTTCCTTTAAAACCAATAATATTAACATGGCTTAATGTAAAAAGACTAACATCTTTTAGAGCAATTGCAGTTTTAGAGTTAGTAGTATTTGCTGTATAGATAGATAGGTCTTTTAAAGAACAATTGTATATAATACTTGCACCCTTAGAAAAAGTAAGGAACTCCCCATCCACAGAAGTAGAAAAGTTAAATTGTGTAGTTAGTGGGCCTTTACCATATATATGTATTCCAGATTGAGCTACAATTACGTTAGCGTCAAAATTAAATTTACCAACACCAAAATCAATAGCTACTTCTCCAGCAACAGAGTTTAGAAAAGTTTGGAGTTTTGTTGCTAAGTTTGTATCAGTAGGTTTAAATCCTAAATAAGCTGAAGTAAAAACTTCTATAGAGTTACCAGAAGCATCAAGTATAAGTGATGATTTTTTTGAAATAGGCATCTTACCACTCCCTAGCTACAAACTTCTGTCCAGTTGTAGCGCCAATAATACTTATAGCTGCTGAACTAACACAACCAAAAAGACTTTCATATAGATCACCAGCTTTTATAACTAAGCTGTTTGGTGTACCACTATTTGTAGTAGCAGTACCAACTTCAGATATGTATAAATCACCTGTGCTTATGTTTTGCAGCCAAAAACCTTTACGAAGTGTATTTGCCGCCATAAGTTGTTGGGCAGTTCCTCCAGTAGTTATACTTCCAGAACGATCTGTTACAGTAACATTACTTGAAGCAATAGGAAGTCCATTCCCTACAGCAACATCTGAAGAAGAACCATCACTCCCATAAGTTACCTTAATACGTTGGTACTTAACTCCACCAATATCATCAGTAGCGATAACATCGCCACCAGAACCTGTGTTTAATGTTGTATTATCAGCCATAAGTTGTCCTTACGCTCTAGCAATAGAAAAAGAATTACTATAAGTAATACTCGCACTACCATTAGAAGGAGCTAAAGCAGTTGCAAACTCAACATAATGTAGAAGAATATCAGTTGCAGCATTACCAGTATCTTTGTAAATAATTGCACCCGCAGCAGAGAAAGTAGCCGCAGTCCAACCATTAGTTATATTAGTATAAGTTATTGTCTGTGCATTAGAAGTTGTATTAAGTGCATCCAATGTGTAAGCCTGAGCAATACCACCAGTTGCGTAGCCATTACCATTAGCAACTTCATTTGTAATATCTGCTCTATAGTCAAAAGCATCAATATTCGCTTCAGAAAGTTGTGAAGTTACCAACAAAACTTTGCATGTCATTGTATCCCAATCCAAATCACCTTTAGCAAGGAAACGAGGAACATTTGTAAAAGTAGCAGAGGCCATATTTAATCTCCAATTAAGGTAAAATAGTTAAAAGTATTTCAGTATCCCAAGCAAGACCAATTGTATGGGTTGAATCTTTAATAATAAGTCGGCAAGAATGACTTCCTATAGGAAGTTCAGCTAGACCAAGTTTAACAAGAAGGAAACCAGCATCTGTAAAATCCCAATCAGAAGCATCAATCTCACTATCAGCAAGTGTAACTCCTTCAGAAGTTCTAAGTTCAGCAGCAGTTATTAGAGTATGATTCTGAACAATTCCTTGAACAGAAAGAATAATTTTGTATTTATTCTCTGTATTAAGTAAAACAGTGGCTTTAACTTTCTTAGCCATTAGAGTCTCTCCAAGGTCATAAGACCAAGTTCATTTGTTAAGGTTAAATCATAAGAACTTACTGGAAGTAATGTTAAAGTTTTTTCACCAATTTCTTGTATGACAGAAGGATATTGTCCTGAGACAGAACCAGTTCCAGAAAGAGTGTTTAAAGTTATTCCTTGGATACTTCCAGAACTTATTACATTACTTGTAAAGGTAATATTCGCTGTAAGGGTATTAAGGATTAATCCTGCAAAGCTACCAGAACTTACAACACCAGAGATGGTGCTTCCTTCTCCAGAAACAATGTTTAAAAGAAGATTGGTTAAATCTCCTGAAGAAACACTATTTCTTGTAAAAGAACCTTCTCCAAGTAAAGTCCCAATTGATAAGTTTGCTAAATTTCCTGAAGCAACATCACCAGAAGAAGATGAACCACTTCCTAAAACAGAAGTAAGGATTAAGTTACCAAAACTCCCTGAAGTAGCAGAATTGTTAACAAAACTACTCTCACCAGAAAGTGTGTTTAAACTAATCCCAACAAAACTTCCTGCTACAACACTATTCCCTTCACTGGAAGCAGAACCAGAAATTATGTTTAAACTTAAACCTGCAAAACTTCCTGAAGAGCTACTATTACTTGTACCTGCACCTTCCCCAGTTACACTGAATAGACTTAGATTACCTAAACTTCCTGAACTAGAACTATCAACTCCTCCAGTGCTTGTTTGATCTACAAAATAAACACCATCCAGTTGATTTGTTCTTTGTCCAGTTCCTATAACATATTTCCCAGGTAACTGATAAGAAGCCATATTAAGTCACCGTAGGTTTCGGGTCAACATAAATTGTGTAACTGGGCTTTGCAAGATAAACTCTCAAATAAATAAACCCTTTCATATTGTTGGTGAAAGTAAGTTCTAATTTTTGTTTATTTGGATTTGTTAGTCCAGTGGTTGTCCATGTAGTAGAAGAAGTCGGATGCTCTGTAGTTGTACTCATTAGTGTTGATCTTCTATCTGCTAGATATGAACCTAACGGCTCAGTTGAAGAACCTAAATATTCCACATCTGCCCATATTTCAGAATCATTTAAAGACGTTAAAGAATCATGTAAGAAGTCTAATGAAACAGTTTTAGATGCCCCTGTTGTATCTATCCATACTGCTATTGGGTCAGATACTAACTGATTAATTGCCTCATTCGCAGAAGAATTAGATAACAACCTCCACGAAATAGCGGTAGTTCCATCAGAAGCACCGCTACTTTTAACAATAGCTGTATTTTCTCTAATACTGCCAGCAGATGTTACAATCCAAAGTCTATAATTAGTGGACTCATTATCACAGTTATACAGTGAAACCCTCATTCCAGAATTAGTAATAGTTGTTACTGGAACACCAGTCCAACCTGGAGGTAACTTACAATTTATAAATCTAAGCTCCCCTACAGAGTTTATAGGAGAAATAGCTAATGACCCTCCCGTGGCTAATCTAGTTAAATCAACACCCCTGAACTCACAATAAATTTGATTATTTACTCCAGCAGTAATTAAGTTATTTAAAAGGGTTGATGCTGGGTCAAAGCCACCACCAATCATAGTAAATCTACCTATACCGAGTATACTAAAACCTTGACCAGTATTTGAGAATCTTATAGTTACATTTCTGAATACAATATTTGCTTCTGTTGAGGCTGAGGATGATCCAATAGCTATTCTGCCATTTGCAGATGTATTTACAAGTGATAAAAAACAATTCTCTATGACAATATTACTATTATCAGAAGTTCCTATATTTATAGATGAATTTGAACCGGAACCAGTTCCAGCTAAGAACTTAAGTCCCCAAAAGTAACCAGAACCTTGTATAGAAATTGAAGAAGCTCCAGTTGGAGCTATAGTTCCTGATGGGATTGTTACAGGTGTTGTAGCTGGAAATACAGAATCATCAACACAAATAAGTTTATTAGGGTTTGTATTAGTTCCTGCTAATGCTATAGTTTGGTTGGTGGATGGTACTTCATTGTGCTTATTGGAAATGTAATAAGTATCACCAGCAGCATCAATACCTGAGGCAGTAACTAAAAGTTGAGCTGCTGTATTCCATGAACTATTATAAGGTGTTGTAGGAGTTGTTGCTCCTGAGTTAATATAAATATCAGGCATTTAATATCTCCGCTGCCCTACCATAAGTTAAAATACCTAATTGTTCATACATATTAACAAAAGCAATTGTCTTAGGATGAGCTAAATAAACTCTTCTAGCGTCAGCATAATAGGCTAAAGCAGAAAGTATTCCTGCTTTTTGTTCAGAAGAAAGATTAGGGTTACTTTGATAAGTTGCATTAAAATTATCGACAAGAACTTGCTCTTGCGTTGTGAATCTATCTCTGAATTCTGCTTTAAAGAAAGGAACTTCATAATTCATAGCTTCTGCTTCAGCAAGAGCTTTTGCTTGAAGTTCAACATTTATTTTTTCTGCACGAAGACTAGCAACAAGTTGAAGATCAAGTGAAGCATCAGCTAGATAGTTGATGGTTTGCGTGTCACCATTATCATAAGTATGTCGTTCAGTAACATCAATTCTACCATCAATTTGCGGTATTTGTTTTTCAATAACACTATTAACTATCATAAACCCTCACTTATTTATCAACTTTCTTATCAAGCATATCTCTTATATTATCAAGTTTTCCGAAAAGAGCATCAACTTTTGCCTCGAAATAACTCTTCTCAACATAATCTCCGGCAACAAGTTTCTCAACTTCAGAAATCTTTGCCGTTAGTTCTTTATTATCTTTCTGTAAATCTTTTATAGATTCCCAGACAACTCTAAGAACCCACCCTCCTAAAGCAGTAATAAATCCTACAGCTATGTTGAATAATTCTTGATTTGACATAAGTAACCCTTTAAAATCCTCAGCAAGTTATAGATAAATTATTACGTTTATAGTTTTACAATTAGTGCTTTTTGGCGTATTATACCTTATATATAGGCCGGTGTCCAGCCAGCCTTGAAACCTTTTTGAGATTATAGTTATGGCAGATTTAGAAGAATTACTCTATCTTGATGGACAAGTTGAGCCAGCAAAACTTTGTGCACTCTTTGGTGTTAGCGTTAATGCAATATATCAAGAGAAACAGCAAGGCTTATTCGGAACTAAAGAGTTTCCAGAAATGACCTATAGGGAAGCGATAAAAACTTATCGAGAGAATCTTAAACGAAGTATCGAAGTTAAGCTTGCAAAAGAAGAAACAGAAAGACAACTAAAGCTTAAGAAGATTGAAGAAGATCGAATCTTTAAAGAGAAGAAAGCAAAAAATAACTTATCTTCCGGTCTTATAGGCATGGAGGGTGAAGATACAATGCACCCTTTAATGAAAAAGAAACTTATCCAAGAGATTAAACTTGGTCGTGTTAAAGAAGTACAGGCATGGCTTAATATTGCTGAGGAAAAGAAAGTCTTTCTTAATGAGAAAGAATTAACAAATCTTCTTGAACCTTTCATGCACGTTATAAAGAATGTTCTTATAAGTATAAGTACAGATTTTCCAGAAACTCAGAGTAAGATTGAGGTTTGTATGAATAATTTATATGCTTTTGGTGAGAAACTTCTTGACCAAGTTGATCTTGATGAAGAAGTTTTTGTCGATGAAATGCTTGCAAAAGATATTGATGATGCTATTCTTGAACTTAATTTCATTCCTGAAGAACGAGAAGATTTATGAGGCATTTAGGTAACACAGCAGAAAGAAGATTCTTCGCGAACTTCTTTAAACTATTCTTCAAACCAGCTTATGTTTCAACAATAGAATGGGCGAAAAAGTATAGGATTATAACAAGTAAGGAAAGTTCATTCGGGATAGGGAATTTTGACCCGAACTTAACTCCTTATATGGAGTATGTTTATGATTGTTTAGATAATCCTTATATAGCGAATATAAGTGCAATGAAGTCAGCAAGGATTGCTTGGACAGAAACATTAAATAATTATAGAGGTAAAAGAATCCACATTAATCCAACTTCAATGCTTCTTGGTTTCGCAACTCGTGATGCTGCAAGAAGTTTTGCAAAAGGGAAATGGCAGGAGTTTATAAAAAACATACCTATTCTTAAAAGTATTATCGACGTTGGAGTTAGTGAAAATAAGAAGTCAATCTTTGATTATTCCTTTCCTCATGGAAGTTTAAAACTTGTAACACTTGGTTCAATCTCAAATCAAAAATCCGACAACTATGAATACATCGAGATTGAAGAACCAGATGATGCTAAAGATGATGTTAAGGGTCAAGGAGATACTTTTGCTAACCTTAAAGAAAGACAAAAACTTGTACCAATAACAAGAAAGAAATTCATCTTCGGAGGTACACCAACTTTTAAAGATTTCTCTCGTGTTGAAAAAGCAATACTTGCTTCAAACCAACTTATCTTTAAAGCTTGTTGCCACAACTGTAATGAACTTATCCCTATGGATGGAAGTTCCTTTGACCATATACACTATGATGAGTATCAAGAAAGATATATTGATGAAGTTTATGGGAAGTTTAATCCTGAAACAGCAATCTTCCTCTGCCCTTCTTGCCAAACTCCTTGGGATTTTGAACAGAAGAAAAAGAACATAATTGAAGGTAAGAAGTTTGGGTTCACCGACCACACTGGAAACTTCTCTAAAGGTTGGCATCCAAAGAAACCAGAAGTTACAGAAGTTTATGGATTTATTTTTTCCGAAATGCTTTCTCCTTTTCCAGCAAGTGATTTTAAAGAACTAGCTAAAGCAAAAATAACTGCTGAACTAGAACTTGCAAAAGGGAATGAATCGCCAATGAAGTCTTATACCAATAATAAAAAAGGTATGCCTTATGCTTCTGGTGTTTCTGCAATGGAAGTTGATGAAATGAAAAGTCTTAGACTTAATTATCCAGAACATATTTGTCCAATGGAAGGTTTAGTAGTAACCGCAGGAATAGATGTTCAAGATAATAGATTTGCTTTTGTACTTCGTGCTTGGGGAAGAGATAATAATTCTTGGCTTATCACTTGGAAAGAAATCTTTGGTGATGTAAAGAATCAAGATGACATTGTTTGGACAAGACTACTTGAAGAAACTGTATTAAAGGAGATTCCTCATGCTTCGGGAAAAACTATCCGTGTTTCTGCTATTTCTATCGACTCAGGTGATAATACTGATCTTGTGTATGATTGGGTTCTTGCTGCTCACCAGTATAACGATCAGGTATTTGCTACAAAAGGTGTTAGGGATTTAAGATATTCTGAAGATGAAATATATAAAGAACCTTCGTTATTCGATGTTGATACAGGAAAACAAATAAGAAAGACTCTTGCAGAAACAAAAGGTGTCACTCTTTATCATCTTGGAGCGCATAGGGCGCATAATGATATTCTTACGAGAATCGGACTTAATAAGAATAAAGAAGCTAAGAAGAATGTTTACTACTTTAACGAGCAAAGTTATGGGAACTACGAAGAACAAATGCTCTCCTGCCGGAAACTTATTGATGTGAATTCTTCCTACAATAAAGAAGTTTTCAAACTTATTCCAGGTAAAAGAAAAGAAGCTATGGATGCTGAAAAAAATACACTTCATGCTTCTATAGCAATTGGTGTAAGAATGTTTACAGAAGAACATTGGCGCGAACTTGAAGCTTATTATCACAATTAGGAGTTACTATGATAACAATGCCGTTATCCGAAGCACAAAGTCAACTAAAAACTGTGCAAGTTGCTATATCAGATTTAATTGGGGGAAAGCGAATAACTCAACTTAGAGTTGGTTCAGGAAACTTCCAAAGAGAGTATAAGTATTGGAACCCAGATACTTTACTTAACACGTTAATCGAATTAAGGAGTGATCTTAACCTTATTATCGCAAGTTATTCAACAGCTACACCAACTTTCCGTACAAACTCAACAATACCTCTTCAAGTAGGTAAGGATATATTCTAATGACTGAAGAAGATATGTACTTTAGTGTTTTAACACAACCTGCTTATGAAGGAGCAGTTACAAATTATCGTAAAGAACAAGCAGGAATTGTTTATGGAACTTCTGATAATATTGCGGCAAGGGAACTCCTAACTCTTCAACTTCGTTCTGCTCATGCAAGAAGAAACAATGGTTATGCTTCTTCAGCAGTTAAGAAGTATGTTGAAAATATGAAAGCTCTTGAAGTTAATTGGATTGACAAGAAAGGGAAGAAACATACTCAAATGCAAGATTTATGGGAAGAGTTTAAACTTGACCCAATGCTTGATGGTTATGGAGATTTCAGAACTTTTCAAGCAATCCATCATGGGAGTTGTTTTATGTCTGGAAGTTCTTTTGTAAGGAAGCAGATTCGTAGAGGGAATAATAAGAACAAAGTTCCGTTGAAACTGGAGTTTATTGAGTCTGAGTTTCATGACATATTCTATTCTGGCCTTTCTGCTAATGATAATGTAAGGAATGGGATAAAGTTTGAAGATTCAAAACCAGTTGAGTATTACTTTCAAAGAAGTAGAATTGATACAAGTGTTCGAGTTGATTCAAACCCTTATGAGAAAATAACAATCCCTGCTTCAGAACTTATTCATAGTTTTATTAGAGAAAATCCAAATCAATGGATAGGTATTCCTTTTTTATCATCAGTTCTTCTTCCTCTTTATGAACTTGATGATCTTGCTGATGCGACAGTTAATAAACAAAAAGCTGCTCAAGCTATTTCTTGGATTATTGAAAATACAAATCCAATGAATATGACTCCAGTTGGAGCACCAGCAATTAAGAAAGATCAGAACAATAACGATAAAGTTATCTTTCAAGCAAGAGGAGGTAATGTTCAATATCTTAATAAAGGTGAGAAACTAACTTCAATTCAATCTTCAGATATTGGAAATAACCTAATCCCTTTCATGGAAGTTGAACTAAGAAGAATTGCTGCTGCTATTGGTATTCCTTATTTCCAACTTACAGGAGATTATAAAGGAATTGATTTCTCAACTCTTCGCGGAATTGCAATTGAGTTAAGAAACCGGATTGAATATGTTCATCACTTCTATACAATCCCACTTCTTCTTAGACCTATTGCAACTTCTTTTAAAGACTTAGCAAACCTATATATTCCCAGGACTTCAACAGCTATTCCAGTATTTCAAATGCCTAGATGGTATGGAGTTGATGAACTTAAAGATGCACAAGCTGATATTCTTGAAGTTCAAAACGGAATGGCAACTTTACAAAGTAAACTTGATGAACGTCATACTACTTTTGAAGAAATTGCTGAAGATAGAAAGATGATCCAGGAACTTGGGCTTGATAACTTATTAATGGCAGGTGGTAAACAAATGGCACAAGCTAATAATAGTCAGGCAAACGCAAATTCTACTGGAAACGCATAAATAAGTTGACAAAAAGCCCTATTTTATGTAAACTACCCTTGCAGAAAAGTAGGGCTTTTAGCAGCTCAGGAGAAAATAATGAAACTAAAAGAACTAGATAAACTTTCCGGTAACGAACTTAAAGAAGCACTTAAAACTCATAAAGAGGTATTAATTGCTGAGAAAAAAGGAACCATAAAGTTTACTGATGGTTTAATTCATCAAGCAGATATTACTCCGGTTGAGACTCAAAAAAAAAGTTTTAACTTAAAGGAAGATTCTGAAGAAGTTGATGCTCCATTCATGGTTACAGTTGTTTGTAATACTGCAAACTTTTGTGACTCTCACATGGATGTTTTAACTGATGAAGCTTATAAAGAAAGCATAAAGAATAGAGGAAACTCTATCCCTCATATTGCAGATCATAAGCATGAATCAACTGCTCATGTTGGTGATGTTAAGAAAGTTTACACAAAGAAACTGCCAGCAAATGAACTTGGTTTCGATTCTTCTGAAGAAACAACAGTTCTTCTAATGGACTCACTAATCCGAAAAGACTATAATGAAGATGTTTACAAATTCTATAAGTCTGGAAAGATTAACCAACATTCAATTGGTTTATCTTATGGTGAAATAGAACTTGCTTACAACTCTCAAGTTGAAGGTGATGAAAAAGAATATGAAATCTGGCAGAAATACTATCCACAAATCCTTAATAAAGAAGTAGTTGATAAAAGAGGTTATTTCTGGGCAGTTACTAAAGTTGATGTTAGAGAAAACTCTTGTGTTCTTTTTGGTGCAAACTCACTAACCCCTACTTTATATACCGAACAAAAATCGGATTCCTCCGATAACAAAATTAATCTTCTTTCTGAAGATAACAAGTTTAAACAACCTGAAACTTTTACAAAAGGAGTCACTATGACTATTGAAGAACTCCAAGCTGAAGTCATTAGACTAAGTGCGGAAAATGCAACTTTAAAAGGTTCTCAAGAAACTGCTGTTAAGTCTGCTGTTAAAGCAGAACAAGATCGTATCTTGGGAATTCAGAAATCTGCTGAAACTTTTGGTATCAAAGGAAGTCTGGAAAAATTTATTAAATCTGGTGCAGATATTGATTCTTGTACTGGTATGTTTGAACTTATTAAAGAACAAACTCAACTAGCTAATCCTTCTCCAAAAAGTGAAGATCAAGGTTCATTGAATTCAGATAATACACAAGAAGTTAAATCTGATGAACCAAAAGCTTTTGGTGGTATTCTGGAAGGATTCAAATCCTTGGCAGAACAAAAAAACATTTTTGCTAACGTTAAGTAAGGAGTAATTACTTATGCCTGAATATAATGGTGGATTCCAAAGTTATCCAGATAAGGTAACAAAGGATATTTTCTTTCGTGCGGAAGGTAGACAAACTAAAACTGTCACCTTACTGGCTGGTCAAGTAGTTAAAGCTTTAACTCCTTTATCTTCTAATAATGATGGTAAATATGTTGTTTATGCTGGTGTTCTGAATGAAAGTAACTTGGTTACTTTAAGCTCGAACTTGGCAAACACTGAAACAACTATTACTGCTGGTTTAACTGCAACTGCTTCTGGTGTTGTTACTGCTGCTAATTGGGCTGCTGCTATTCTTAACTATGTTAATAATGGTGTTGCCGCTGGTACTAACGTAACTATTTCTGGTACTTTGACTGGTTATACTATTGATGCTTACGATGCTGATAGTATCGTATTTACTTCAACAACTGCTTTAACTGATGTTACCGACTTAGCTGCAACTGGTACTGCTTCAGCAAAAGTTTCTATAGTTAATATTGACGGTACAACTACTTTGCCTCGATTAGCAGGTATTGCAGTTTATGATGTAGCTGCTATTAACTCTGCTGGTGCAAATGCTGATACTGAAATTGCTGTTTATTCAGAAGTTTCTTTGTGGGCAGATGCTATTCGTTGGGCTGCTGACCCTAATGCTGATACTATCACACTTCCTGATGGTACTTTAAGAGCATGTACTTCATTCAATACTGGTGCTGCTGGTATTCCTGCAACTCAAGCAGATGTTAAAACTTTGAAACGATTGAGACAGAAACTTGTAGAAGGTTCTGAATTCGATGAACTTGGTTTCAGAAACTTAGGAGATTATATCTAATGGTTACACAATTTCTTGACGCATATCAAGTTGCACCTATTCTTTCTGGTGCGCTGGAAGCTATGGAAACTAAGAGACCTAATTGGTTGCAAAGTTTCTTTCCTGCTCCACAATATTCAGATAGAACAAGAGTAAATCTTGACCAAGAATATAACATTAAGAATGTTATGGGTCAATTTGTTGCTCCAACTGCTGATGCTACTCCAATTAAATTGAATGACTTTGGTACAAAAGAATTGTACTTTGCTTATTCAAAAGAAAGTATTACTTCAGATGATTTTGAAACTTTAAACAGTAGACAATTTGGTCAACAATTTGGTCAAGTTGATGTTTTAGCTAACAAAGCTTTAAGATTGCAACAAAAAGTAACTCTGGCAGAATATCGCTTTGAGAACTTGTTTGAGAAAACTGCTGCTGATATTTTCCTTTATGGTGGTTATCAAGCTTCTGGTGAAAATCATCCTATTGTTCGTTATGATTTCAATAGAACTGTTATCAGAACTACTGCTCAATTGAATAGTTTGAAACTTATTCCTTCTGTGAACTTAACTGCTTCTGCTGTTACTGCTCCTTGGGATAGTTCAACAACTGTTCTTCCTGTTCTTTCTGGCGGTACTGCTGGTGCAAGAGCTTGGAGTAAAGCTAAAGTTGATGATAAATCTTGTACTCCAGTTCTTGACGTTGTAAGAATCTATGAAACTGCTAATGCACGTTCTGGTTCTTCTGCTGTTGTAATGTCTGATGATGCTTATGATGTATTTAATTATGATTTGACCAAAAACTATTTGGTTTCTTCTGATTTGACTATTTCAAGTGTTGTTCGTGTTGCACAAGACTTGTTACCAAGAGCGCAGGAATATAAAGGTTTGACTTTTAGAAGATCATATCCTTTAGATAACGGTGCGTTAATTAATATCTATACCTATAATGCGGTTTACAATGATCGTATTACTGGTGTTGAGACTTCTTATATTGGTAATGGTTGGGTTCTTTCTCTTCCTTCTGCTGAAAACGCATTGAAGATTTATGGTCGTATTATGCATCCAAGAGCTAACTGGGCTTCTATGCCACGTTGGATGAACTATTGGATGAATGAGAAAACTGGTCAGGAAGAGTATGAATACCATACTAACTTCTTAATGGCGCACAAGGACATAGAATCTTGTGTGGCATGGAAAGTTATTGCTTAATCGTTAAATAATTGCTCTCCTACCCTATATGACTATATCTATTGCTAAGATAAATGGGTTAGAACTTCTTCAAGAAGCTTTGAACCCTAAAAGGATTAAAAAAGATATTTCGTTAGGTGTAGGTAGAGCAGCTTTAGCAATTCATTCAGAACTTAGGCTTGCTGTCCAAAGACATTATAGAGCGCCTGGAGATTTAGATTCTGTTTTAATTGGTAAAGCTGCAAAAGTACAAGACTTTGGTCGTAATGTTATTAAAGGGGAGTTATCTTATTCCCAACCTAGTATTAATCTTTCCAGATATATGAATAGATTAAGGCCAATTAAAGGTAATATAGGGCCAGGAGATAAAGTACATGATGGATGGGTACATTTTGTTGAGATTATTCGTGGAAGAATTAAAGTAGTTTATGGTAAAACTAATCGTGGTGGTTTTACTTCAAGGGATGCTAAAGGTAATTTAGTTAGAAGGTATAGGCAAGATAGTGAAGGTAATAATATTGGGCCTGGTAGATCAATAATGCTAGAAAGACAAAGTAGTAAACGTTTACCGGTAAAACCTTTATTTGGCCCAACACTAGCTGCTTTAGCTATGCACATGTATGACCACGATACCAAAGTACATCAAGCAAAGAAGAAAGCAGAACAAATAATCATTGACTCAATAGATTTCCTATGACTGAAGACTTAGAATTACTATTTAACCTTACAGGTGTTGATCTTGAGTTTGAAGCAGGTTCGATAAAAGGGCTTCCAAACTATTTACAAGAAACACTTTATAACGGAACTTATAAGGTTGAGAAACAAGACTTTCGTTTTATTATCTCAACAGTTGATTGTGCGGAACTTGGTGTAACTTCTGGAAATACTTTTACCTTTGAAGATACAGCATACTCCCTAACCTTTAAAGTAACCAACCAACCAATACATGATTTAACTGGTGTTACAGAACTTATCTGCGAGTATATCTCTAAGGAACCTTTATGATTTCTTTATCAGTTCTTATAAATAAGCTTGAAACTGAAACTTCTTATATCATTGAAGAAGCTAAAGCAAATGAACAAGAAATGCCAGATGAGTTAGGTAAGCCGAAGATTACAGTAGGTTATGGGCCGATAAGAAACTCTCACCCAGAAGTTATAGCAACTTTTGACCTTTACGAGAAAAATGCAGACGACTTAGTTCAGAGTTTCTATATAAAATATATTTGTGATGTTGCTGACTTTCGTTCTGTCTTTATAAATGTTTATAAGATTCTTTCATCATTTAACCCGAATCTTCCAAATGATGTAAACACAGGCTTTTGTTATGTAAACGGTGAACCTGCTGGAATTAACAATAATACATTCTGGTTTATATCCGAATGGAAAATAAACTTCCCAACCAATACTCTTTTAACTTAGAGGTAAATTATGTCTAGTTATATCATTAACGAAGATGGTACAGTAACAGAGAATCGTAGAGGAGAAACTGCACCAACAGTTAATCCAGATAGTGTTTGCGGTCAGATACAAGTACCTTCTGAAGAATCAACCCAACTTCCAGAAGGAGAATAATTAATGGCAATTAAGTTCCATGAGAAGAACCAAGCAGTTTATTTTGGTTTACAAACAGCTTCAGGAAGTGCTAATAAAGTAGCAACTGCTTCCCTCGGCCCAACTACTGCTATTGCTTGTACAGAAATTTCTGCTGATACTACAAGAGATACAGGAAGTTTCCAATACTTAGGTGACTCACTATCCCGTGATGAATATACCTATGAGAAAGACAAGTATATTGATATGAGTGTTACTACATTCAACCAAGTTCTTTCTGATATGGGTACTGCAATTAACCCTGATGCAGCTTCTATTTGGAAACTGTTCCAAGTTTGTGGTGGTAATGTTATTGTTGATGCTGCCACAAAAGAAGTTTGGGTAGATAATGCAATTGAATCTGCTGACTATGGTACTGCTGATGTTCGTTTTGCTTCTCCAGATGATGCAACAAACGATAAACTTACTAAGTTCTGGGATTTACGCGGAACAGTAGATGTTAATGCTAGTTTGGGCGAAGTACCAACTTTAAAGTTCAGTCTTAAAGGTAATGCTGATGAACCTGCTGCTGTTGCAAAACAAACTGCAAGTTTTGGTACACAAACAACTCGTGTTGCTCCTTCTGTTCTAGCAAGTACGGTTAAAACAGCTCAGTTGATTAATATGAGTGTTACTCCAGTTTATACCTCATTAGGTACTATTACTTCTGTAACTTATGTAGGTGCTAAAGCTGTTGTAACTGCTGCGGCTGCTCATTCTGTTCCAGTTGGTAATATTGTTCGTATTAGAGTTTCAGGTTTAACACCTTCAATCTTGAATGGTGACTTTGTAGCTTATGCAACAACCACAACTAAGCTTCAATATTACGCTAAAGGTTCTACTGGAACTGGTACTGCTACTGGCACTGCAACTGTTTCTAAAGGTGATACTGCTGCTGAGACTTTCTGTTTCTCAACCTTATCTGCACCAAACTTCTTTGGTTATGACTACCAACGTTACTTAACTGGTTGTGACCAAGGTTTTGCTAAAGGTGCAACTCCAACAGATGTTTCTGTAACTATGTTGGAACCTCAAGTTGGTGAAGTTGGTGTATTTAACCCTGATGCTAATACTACTCAATTCTTTGCTGGTATTATTAAATTTGGTGGTTCAGTTGCTGGTAGTACAGTTGCTTATATGTGGGATAAACTGCAATTAGCAAACGTAAAACAAGGTAAAGTTGCAACGTATTTAGGAAGGGATGTTACCTTTAGAAATACAGGTTCTAGTTTTATCTTTTATCAATAATCTTTAACACGGCCGCTTCAGATAGGAGTTTTTCTTCTATCTGTTTGCAGGTTCTTTTATAAACCTTTGTGAGGACAAAATGAAAGATCAACATACTTTAATAAAAGGGTATCGGGATTTAACTCAAGATGAAATTGATTGTATGAATAAAATCAAATCTTTAGGGGAAGAATTAGGTAAACTTTATGACTACTTAGCTGTAACTAATGCAAATACAGGTAACCATCAAATAGATATGCGATGGTTAAATGAAGGTAGAACTGACCTTCAAAAAGGTATTATGTGCTGGGTTCGTGCAGTAGCTCAACCAACTTCTTTCTAAGGATAATAATCATGGCTAAAAAATTATTCATTTCTTCTCAATCTCCTTTTGTTGAAATTCCTGTAACTTCTGCTAAAGATGCAGAAGGTAAAGAAACAACAATCCTCGTTGGTTTCAAAAGATATTCAGCAAAAGCTGCTCAACAAAAACTGGAAGAAATCAAAGACCTTTCAGAAGTAGAAGCAGAAGTAACTTTAAAAGAAGAAATTCTTTATATAAAAAATGCAATAATCACAATCTACGATGAGGAAACTCTTGAAGTTTCTGAAACAATTACTGTTAAAGATACAAGAACAGTTAAAGTTATTGAACCCTTCTGGGAAGATGCTTCTGGAGCTTTGGAAGTCCTCACCAATATGTATCTTGATTCTATTCCTTGGAAGGGTTCTCTTATTACTGCTTATTTGAAAACATTGTATAATGTTGACTTCAAGGAAGCTGAAATAAAAAACTAATTGAAGCGGGAGAATTCTATGGGAAACTTCTTTTAAACTACTCTGAAGAACATAAAGCTGAAGAAGCTAGAAAGACTTTAGAGAAAACAAAAGAAGCTTTCCCTGGATTACCTTTCGCGGAAAATGAAATCCTTCCTGAAGAAGAGAATGATATTGAGATTTTCTATCTTTGGGAAACAAACGAGCAGATTTTTGAAGTCTATAAGATTATCCGTAATTATCTTAATGAGTATTACGGACTCCCTCAGAATATTCTTCTTGAACTTATTCGAGAAGAACAACTCCCACTTAAAGATACATTATTTAAAATACCGTTTATTCATAGCGGATTTCTTGACGTTATAGTTCCTAAAGGCGAAACTAATGAGTAAAAAAGTCTTAACAATTGACTTAGAACTTAACACTGTTAAATATGAAGATGGTGTTGCTAGATTGGGTAAATCTCAAGATAGTATTAAAGATGCTATTGAAAGGCAAAATAACGCTTTAAATAAACAAATCGCAACAGAACTTCAACTTGATGCTGCTTTAAAAGAGAAGCAAAGATTAGCTGAGAAGTATTTAGCTTCTATAGATAACATTGCTCGTTCAAGATTAGATGAAGAAAATAAAATAAGATCAGCTATCTCTTTAACTAACCAATTAAATGCTAAGTTAAAAGAGCAAGTTGTTATTCAAAATACTTTAAAAGCAGGAACTTTTGCGGCTAATCTTGGGGCTAGTGCTTCTCAAGCAGATAGTAGAGGTTATAAACCTTTTGCTTCTGGTTTTGTTTCAGAGAATAGAGCTAAAGTAGAAAAAGAAAATCTTGAAAAACAAAAAGAAGCTAACTCTATCTATGCTGCTTTTATAAAAGAACAAGAAGAACTTATATCCAGAAAACATAAAGAAGAATTAGATAAACAAAACTTTAATACACAAGCTTCCTTAAATAGCAGGAGAGCTATGTATGTCTCAATGTTTAATGAAATTGAACAAAGAGAAAAACAAATAGCTGCTAAGAAAGGTGCTGATAATAGAGGTTATACTCCTTTTTCTTCTGGATTTGTTCAACCTAAACAATCAACAGCAGTTTCTAAAGTTGATGCTAGGACTATTTCATCTGCTGCTCCTGATTTGTCTTATAGTTTTATTTCAGGAGCTACTCGTACAATAGCTGCTGAACAAGAAAAAGTAGCACAAAAAGTTAAGGAAACTTCTTCTGCTTTGGATAGTGTTACAAGTAAACATAAAAATATTCTTGTTCATGTTGGAGAAATCATTCTTTCTTATAGGACATTAAACACAGCTATTAATTTAATCCAGCAAGGTTTATTAAGTATTCCTAGAGCTGGTATAGCTTTAGAATCAGCTTCAGCTTCTTTAACTGCTATATTTAAAAGTTCAGCCGGAGCTGGTAGAGAACTTCAATTTCTAAGAGAAGAAGCTGATAGAACAGGTATTTCAGTAAATGCTCTTAGAACGTCTTATTCTAATGCCTCTGCTTCTTTTATAGCTGCTGGAGAATCTGCGGAAAATACTAGAAAAATATTCCAAAACATAAATACAGTAGTTACTACTTTACATTTAAATAGTGACCAAACTTATGGGATTTATCTAGCATTATCACAAATTTTTAACAAAACGAAACTACAAGCAGAAGAATTAACAAAACAGCTTGCTCAAACAATTCCTGGTGTAACTAATGCACAAGCACAAGCCTTAAACATAACTGTATCTGAGTTATATGATAGTATGAAAAAAGGTGCTATCAATGCTCATGATGCCGTTATAAGATTATCAGAAGTTCTCGCTAATACTTACGGTCAAGAAGCTTTTGCTACTGCTGCTAATGGTTTAAATGCTAATATAGGAAGGCTTAATACTTCTTGGACTTTATTTGCTGAAAATGTTTATAAAGCATCTTCTGAAATGCTTATCGGTATTCTTAAATTTACAACTGGAAGCATTGAAGGTATTTCTGATTTAACTAATGATACAGCTAAGTTAAAACAAACTATGCAAGACCTTTTAATTGGTCTTGGTTCTTTAGCTACTGGTTATGCTGTCGTTACTGGGGCACAAGCTCTTTATGCTAGAGGAGTTATTGAAGCTGGAAATAATGTTTCAAAGTTTACTACTTTCATAAATGGGTTAGGAGCTGCACTTAAACAATTAACTTTTATCGGAGCTATTGCTGAATTAGCAAACTTCTCAGCAAAACTTGCTGCTGTACAAGCACAAAGAAATGAATTGTTCCAAGATGTTGCCGATGCTCAGAAAATAGCTTCTGCAACTACTCCACAAGAGTTTGCTCAATATACTGCTGAAGCTGATGTTCAGTCTAAAGTAGTTAAAGCTAAATTAGATTTTGCTAAAAAAGAACTAGAGAAATTTAAAAGTGGTTCTGGTTTATTAACTAAAGATGGTTTAGCTGAATTAGACAAACTAGATAAAGCAGTAAATTTCTTTGATAAGAAATATATTGAGACAGTTAATAAAGTAAAAAAAGAATTAGCAAAAACAGATGAGCAAACTAAAGGTACATTTACCCCTTCAAAAGTAGATGCCTCCGATGCTATTGCTAGAGCTGAAGTAGATAACTTAAAAGCAACAGGTAATAAAATAGCAGCGGCAAGAAAAGATTTCCTAAATAGGAATCAAAAAGATATAGACATTTTAATGGCTGCCTATGCTCAAGGAAATGAAGAAGCTGGTAAAGCATTAGAGAGTTTGCAAAAAGCTAGTTTAGCCCAAGGCATTGAGAAACCTACAGGAGGTAATGGAGGAGGTAATGGAGAAGCTTTAAAAGAAAATTATAAAATTTCTTTCGAGGCTATTAAAGAAGCAGCAAAAGAAGTTCAACTTGATGTACAAGATCCTCTTCT